GGACTGCTGCCTGCTTGGCATCAACCTCTACGACTTCACCTCTCTTGAACTCCACTGGGCCGCTTGAAAAGTTAACGATGACTGCATCGGGACCGCCCGTATAGGACCAACCGGTCGCAGCCGTCTTGGCTTTAGTCATGCCAATCTCGCTTTCGCGTGTACTCGGACAGTTACAACGCAGTGCGCCCCATCGACGCCTGCCTCATTTGTTGTCATGGACATGCCGTCGACTTCACAAAAGGTCAGCGACGCGAGGCCACCGAGTTGCGGGTCGTCGGCAATGACCCCATCGACTGCGTTGGCCAAAGCAACTGCTCTGGTTTCTGCAGACGCTGCGGTCGGCTTTCCCTGGACAGCAACAAACACATCGAGGGTGAAATCCTCAATACGTCGTCTCGTGCCAGTGGAAAAACTTTCAGCTTCCTGGCTGCCTGAATCGATGTCGCCCAGGTAGACGCATTCGCGCCTCATTGATTCACCGGGCTCTGTGTAAGCGACTTGTACGCCGCTCAATGCTGATGCTGCTTGCAGTTGTGTCGTCAGCGTCGACTTAAAGGTCGCCATTATTGAGCCAGCCATTAGGGCCGCTCTTCATCTATTGGGGCCAAGTTGAGTGGGATGAAGTGTTTGTCGCCGTCTTCTACGGGGGACAGTCCTTCCCAAGCTCGTGCTTCGTTAATAGAAAGAATGCCTGAGTGGATCGCTGTCGAGTAATCGGACCAGCGGTCGGGGTGGTGGCGCGACATTCGATTCAAATCGATGTTGAAGTACGCCACTTCAATACCCATTGATCGAAGTACCCCGTTGAGGGTGGCTTCGAGTCGTCGAACAATTGGTCGCAAGCTGTAGACCTGCATAGCGAGGTTCATTTCTGCGATCCCAGAGCCCCAGGATGTACTCCCAGAAGCGTCGGCCAGTAAGAACGGTGGCAGCCCAAACAGCCGCGCAATGTCGCGCACTGTGGCTTGGCTTCCTTCAATCCATTTGGCGTCAGCAGGGTTGAGTGCGACTTGGCTGAATTTCGCACCTTCGGTTAGCACTGCGAGACGATGTCCGTTGCGGGCACCTTGATGCAGGTCGTTAAATCCCTGCTTCAGTTGGGCCACGCCGGTCTCAGATAGTTGCCCCTGGACTTCGACGAGACCGCCGGGCAGTGCACCATTTCCATACATCGAAGATGCATACGATTGCTGAGCAATTCCAAGCGACAGCATTTCTCGTGCAGCAGTAATGGGGGACACGCCTTTGATTTGTCCAGGCTTCAAAAGATTCCTGAACATCGTGATGTCGCGTCCGGTGTAAACGATTTCTGGGGCCTGAGTGCTGGTGTAGGTCAGCCGTTGTGAACCGTCTTCGGAAGTCTCGATCTTTGGGGTGATCAGTGTTGGGTCCAAGATGTCGACGAAGAGCACTCGCCCTGTTGCGTCTCTGGCCGTCGCCATATAGGCGTTGCCGTCAAGTAACAGCGAGACAACGATTTGGTTAATCACTTCGACGTTGGTGAGGTGTCGTGACATTTGTTTCACGAACTGGGGGAGCGGTCGGAACCGAAGTTCCGCTGCACCGCGTCGGAAATACACATCGACGTCGAGTGATGACACCGTGTCGGCCAACAGCCGTATCGATGCATAGACAGCCGACAGGGACATGGCCGTGTCGTAGGTGACTGGTTCTCCAGCCACCGTGTTCAGTGTTGTTACATCGAGACCTTTGCGCCAGATGTCGGAGAACGAAATGTCTCGGGTCTCTTGTGCTTTGGTTGAGAGAAGGCGTCGAATCATTGTTTACCGCCCTGGCCTTGGTCCATAACCCAGGCGACTCGGGCAACGAGCAGACCTGAAGCGACAAGAGCCGCCGCAGGGCACAAGATGATCAAGCCAACAAAGATGAGCCCCAGGGCGACCAGCGCCATACAGAAGGGAAGGAATGCCATCAGCCCTCCTAAAAGGCGATCGGTGCGCGGTGACGGTGCCTGGATAAAACGACGTTGACGTCGGGCAGTGGTGTCGGTCGATCCATTGAGGGTTGCGCCAAGATGATCTGCCCAAATTCTGAAGAAATGCTCAAAGCTCGATCTGGGATTCTCGAAATTTGGTCCAAAATATGGAAGCGAGTCAGGGTCCTGACTGCCCACCGAATGTCGTTAGGTGGACCGGTCTTGTCGGCAAGGCCATGCTCATAATCGACAATGACTTTGAGACCAGGTTCGTTGTAGTCCCAAGAGTCGTCTTCCCAAATGATTTCGCCTGTTTGGTACAGAGCGATCTTTGCAATTTGGGGTGCGGTCAGAGCAGTGCCATCAATTGATGCTGCCAAGATCTTGGTGGGAAACAGCTTGCTGAGCTTCAGCCGTTGGGTGCCGCTACCAGACAGAACATCGCGCTGGAATCGCTGCACCCAATTGGTGCCGCAATAATCTTCGACGATGTTTTCGGCCCACTGGATTGCATCAAGCAAGTCGGCAGTGGGAAACGTTGACGCTTCACCAGACAGCGAATCCATTGCGCGGACTTCGGCAGGGCTGGTGTACCAGTTCCCGACGACTTGGTGAAACGTCGTAAACGACATCGCACTGCCCCAAGTTCCCGACCAGGTTGCGGTCAGATCTTTGAGGTCGGATTGAGCAGCCAAGCTGTATTGATAGACCCCGGTGGGAGCGCTAGTAGTTGAAGTGCCAGCAGCGACGACGGTGGTGCCCGCCGCATCAACGACGCCGATGGTCACACTGCCGTCAGCCGCGGTTGCTGTCTCATCGCTGTACGCAGTGATCTGAATCGTCTCGGCTGAATTGCGCAGGATCTGCCGGGCGTTGTTGCTCGGTTGGGCGAAGTACGCCACGTGGATCTCCTACTTGTCGAGGGCTGCGGTTTCCGCTGTTTTGGTTTCAGCTGCGATTTCTTTCTTTGTCGTCTTTTTGGCAGCCACCTTTTCTGCGAATCCCGCGTCAATAAGTCGTTTGGCATCTTTGGCATCGGCCCAATCGGTGATATCGCCAGGGGCGAAGACCCCAGTTGGTCCGGCAATCGAAACCAGGAATTTGATTTGCAAGGTGGCTCCTAAAAAAACGACAAAGGCCAGGGGCGCGAAGCCCCTAGCCGATGTCAAGATGAATGATTCGACTTACGCCTGAACCATCTTTTTCAGTGCGTTCGTATCCGTAAGCACTGAGTCCACAGAAAGAAGACCACGTATCGAGGTCATATCAGTCGTGAACTTGTCATAGATAGTGCTGTCGATTCGTAGGCCCATCGAGAATCGCACGTAGAAACGTGAGAAATCACCGAAGACCATCGTGGTTTTGCCAGTGGTAATTGCACTCGACATGTTGGTTTCCGAGAGAACCCGGTGACCCAAAATACTGTCGGGCTGTCCGGCCTGAACCGAAGGGGACCATAAAAAGCCACCATCACTGTCGACCAATTTTCTGACATACGCCCAAACGGCATCATTAGCAACGAATGCTGAATCAGCGTTGCGGTAGGCAGGAATCACGCTGACCATGAGATCAATGATTTCTGAAATCGTGATAGCTGTCGCACTTGCATTTGTCTTGCCCGTCGCAGCCGCCACGGCATAACCGTGAGGTTGTGAGGAACCGGTACCGGTGGCGAAATAGTCGCCAGCCTTACGACCGATTGCGCGACCAAGTTCGTCACCGATGTAGTCCTCTAGAGACCAGCCGTTGACGCCCTGGCTCATTGCAAGCTCGTGACTGATGTCAACTAAGGCACCTAGCTTGTAACCCGCGAGCGAAACGGTGGCAAAAGTCGGATCGGATTCACCCACACTGCCGGACTCAACAATTAATGCCGCTGAACTTTCCGCAGTGACCTGCGGGATAGTGAGTGTTTCACTACCTTCAGTGTTCAAAACTGTGGCACCCGCTTGAAGGGCAGCACCCTCGTCATAAAGACGAGCGATCACCCTGTCGAATAACCGGGTTGGAACTACTGCGCCGCCCGCGGCTGTCGATGTGGTCAAAAGGTCACGCTGTTCACTTCCACCGAAGTGGTAGGAGCGAAGCTCACCAGTCACCAGTTGGCGAATGATGTCGGTCTCATTGACTGTCGGGGTGTCGGCCTGAGCCTCAGGTGTAGCGGTGAGATCACCAAGCGAAAGGAATCGCTCGGCTGCATCTTCAGCACGCTGGTTCTGTTCAAGGGCAGTAAGGCCATTGTTGACGCGACGATCTAAATCGTCGATCTCTTTGTTAAGACGCTCGAAGGTCTGCTCTTGCTCGCCATCGAACTCGCCGTTGGTGTCATCCACCAAAGCACGAAGCTCGTTGACGGCAGTGAGCCGTTCCGCGAAAGCGCCCTTAATATCTTCTGGGCTCATAAGGAACCCTCCTAGGGATAGTGAGTATTTGTCGGTTGCTGATGCGTTTCGCGCGGTCAGCGAATGCCAGCGGAGAGTCGGACTGTGGCGTGAGGTTCACTCGGCGCTTCAGTCTCTGCTTCGTCGGCAGAAAGTAGTGACTTCAGTTCGTTGTCAGCGGCAGCAGCCTTGACAGCGTCGAAGTCGAGATCGTGTTGTTCAGCCAGTGATCGCAGTGCGACCTCTGTCTCGGGGTACGCAGGAAATGCGACCAATGAAACTTCGGACAATGAGACGTTGTGGAGTTCTCGAAGTGGGTAGCCCTGATCGGTTTCGCCCCAAGAGTCCTCAATCACTTTGAACCCGAAGGACGCGCCTTGCACGTCTCCGCGCTGCAGGAGTTCTGAAGCGTCGCGGCCTGTGGTGGTGTTGGGGAGATCAATCTCGAACCGCAGACCGATGTCGTCTTCACTTAATCGGAGCGTGCCTGCCGATACCCGACCAAGGACCTGCGACGAGTCGTGGTTCCACAGGGCACGAGCATCGGTGCCTGTTCCTGATTCCAAGGTCTGAGTAAACGAGCCGCTTCTTATGGACTCGCAGAATCCACCCAGGTTGGCGCTTAATGAATCGAACTTGGCTGCGTATCCAACAGCGGTGCGGTTGTTGTGTTCATCGGTACGCACCTCAACGAGGTCGGTGATGGTGCGGGTCTCTAATGACATGGGGACTCCTATACGACCAACAGTTGTGGCTCGTGGTACTCGGGTTCTTCCTCACGACGAGCGTGAGCACGGTGGACAGCGATCATGGTGGCGACCGCCGCATCGATCTTTTGGGGGTGGCCACGTTGGCCTGGCTTGGATAGCCGAGCGCCACGGGCGTCTTCCTTTAGGACTGCGTTTTCGAAGTGTCGTTGTAGCGCTGCTTGGTTATCAGCGAAGGTGATTCTCTTGTCGACAATGAGGTCGTAAAGGATCTGGGTGGCCGCTGTTGAGCGGCTGATTGCGTTGGTCGGATATTCGACAATAGGTAGGCCCTCTTCAGCGAGTTGGTACAAAACCAATTCCCACCGATACGGATCGCAAGCGATTTCAACGCAGTTGTATTTATCAGCTGCTTCTCGAATGGTTCGGCAAACGTCATCGACGTTGACCCGCCAGCCTTGCGCGTGCTGATCGAGGGGCCGTTCCCACAACCCGACCAGTTCGACATGCTTTGGTTCGTCAAGGGTGCAGGCAACTAGTGCCGTGCTATCTCCGCTCCAAGAACCGTCAAAACCAAGGACTACTGGTTCACCTGGTTCAAGGCGCCGTTTCGTTTTGCAAGCGTCGAAGGCACCCTGGGGCAGCCAGTGGTTTTCAGTCTTGGTCCAGCCATTCAGCCTGAATCTGATCCAGGCGGCTTTGGGAGTGGACCTGTGCGCAGCGTGGAACTCTTCGTGGTTGAGCCAGTCCCAGGCCGGATTGCACGCCTTCCATACTTCAGGGTCGTCGGGGTCGAACTCAGAATTGAGTGGCGGCCCGTAGTGGATCATGGCAAATGAGTCGTCTTTGGTTTCACCCGAGTTCACTTTCAACCCATAGGTGTATTGCCGACCTAAAGGACTGGTGAGGTCATACCCGCATGTGCTGATCGATAAGAACAACGGCTCGTTACGGGCAGCCGAACCAAGCGTCAATGCCTGGTACAGGTCGTCGTTCTTAAAAACATGGGCCTCGTCGTAGATCACAGCCGATGGATTTTGGCCTTGGGCACTGCCTGCATCTGCAGAAACAACTCGCAGCACACCGTTGTTGCGGTGGCACAGAATCTGATTTTTTTCAATCGTACAAACGCTCCGAAGTTCTTCAGAATCCTGAATCAATCGCTTGCATTCGTCGTGCACCAGGCGGGCTTGCTGTCTATCTGACGCGGCACACACCACCAGGGGCATCGGGTCACGGTCATCTGCAATCAACATGTAGACAGCGATGCACGCTGACAAAAGGCTCTTGCCGTTCTTCCTGGGAAGGAGCACGACTGCTGAGCGAATCTTGCGTCGGCCTGCTTCGTCTTCAGCAAAGATCGTCTCGATGATGTCTTTCTGAAAGTCAGCGAGGATGAATGGCTGCCCTCTGAATGACCCAGAAAGAGTGCAGAACTGTTCGATGAATTTTTCGACGCGCTCTGCTTGCTTCATTTTGTTGAGCTAACTTCTGGTCCCTGGCTAGCCATACCGGCCTTCTTTCAACTTTTCAAGCCCGTACCCGCCACCCCGTACCCGCCCATCAAAAGTTGAGAAAAGGAGGGCCCATGAAGAAGCGAAAAAAAGGTCCGGCCCGCCAATTCATTGAAGCTAAGGCCAGAGCCGAAACTAATTGCGAGCGTATGAAGGGCCTGGTCGCGAATCAAAGACC